ATAATCATTGTAAAAATATTATTCAAATTTATTCATCATTCCTTTTTAGAGTTAGACCAAGTAGAGATTTTGGTTCTATGCAAGATGAACCATCATTACAAAACTTTTTAAAAGATGCTGATTTAGAGGGTAACAATTTAAACGCAGTAATTAAACAAGCACAAAACTATGCTTCTATTTATGGTCATTGTTTCATGGTATTAGACAAACCTAATATTACTACAAACACTAGAGCAGAAGAATTAGATCAAGATATTAGACCATACTTATCAATCGTTACTCCAGAGAATGTTTTAGATTGGAACTTTGAAAGACAAGTTAATGGTAAGTATGAACTTAACTATTTAAAAATCAGAGAAGAAGTAGATCGTAATGGTGGAACATACATGAGAATTTGGTATCCTGATAGAATAGATACTATCTACATGGAAGAAAGAGAAGAACCTAGATTAATTGATAGTGTTCCAAATATGATTGGTAAAATACCAGCAGTAATTTTATATAATTCTAAATCACACAAAAGAGGAATAGGTCAATCAGATTTAACTGACATAGCCGATTTACAAAAATCTATTTATAACGAATACTCTGAGATGGAACAATTAATTAGATTAACAAACCACCCATCATTAGTTAAAACTCCAAGTGTAAATGCTAGTGCTGGTGCTGGTGCAGTTATTGAAATGCCTGATGAACTTGAGCCAAACTTAAAACCATATTTACTACAACCATCTGGTCAGAACTTACAAGCTATTATGGAGTCTATAAACAACAAAGTAGATTCTATAAATAGAATTGCACATACGGGTGCTGTTAGAACACAAAAGACAGGAATAACATCTGGTGTTGCACTACAAACAGAATTTGAATTATTAAATGCTAGACTATCTGAGAAAGCTGACAACTTACAAATCGCAGAAGAACAACTATTTAGATTATATGCTATGTTCCAAGATGCTACATTTGATGGAGAAATTAATTATCCCGATTCATTTAACATTAGAGATTATGCAAGTGATCTTATGTACTTCCAACAAGCTAAAGCACTTGATATTGGTTCATCTACATTTGCTAAAGAAGTTGATAAAGAAATTGCTAGAGCAGTTGTTGATGATGATGAGAAGTTAAACGAAATCTTTGATGAGATTGATGCAAAAGCAGAAGTAGGTCAGTTCACACAAGACGAAGTACAACAAGAAACAGTAGCTGAAGAAGAAATTTAATGAATGTCAGATATAGTCAAAGACTTAACGAATTATCGAATTAAAGGTATCGAAAGAGCCGAGATAGAATACTATAAACAATTAACCCAAACACTTGATAGAATAGAAGCACAGATCGTATCATTAGCAGATCAACAACTTCCAAGACAAGCTGGTAAATTAATTGAGTTACAGAGTGCAGTAGCAATTAGACCAAAGATCAAAGCAATACTTGATAAAGAATATTTACCATTTGCAGACAGAGTAGTTAGAAAAGGTTTTGGAGAACAAGCCAAAAGAGTTGAAAGACAGTTTAAGACTATTGGACTTATACCACCTGAATTTCAAGAATTGACTAAAGGCGATCTAGCATTGGTACAAAATCTAAAGCAACAATATTACACACAATTTAAAGATGTATCTAACAACTTCACAAGGATATTATCAGATAAGGTTTATCAGAATACATTAGTTGGAACTGAATTTACTGTACTAGAGAAAGAATTAAGGGAATCTATCAATGGAATATATGCTACTTCTAGCGACCCAGCAGTAAATAGATTAGTAGATTATGTAAAAAACAATAGAGATAATCCAGCATTAGCATCAAGAGTAGATAGTGCTGTTAAAATACTTCAAAGTAAATATGCCAGTACAAGAGTAGGCGAGAATATGAAAAGATATGCTGGTCAGATACTAAACGATTCATTAAGAGATTTTGATGCTACTCTAAACTTTAATAAGTCTAAAGATGCTGGACTTACTTATGTAAAATATTATGGAGATGTCATACCAACTACAAGAGATATTTGTAGAAGAATGGTAAGTGGAAGTCTGGACAAACGAGCCAATGGATTATTTACAATAGAAGAAATACAAGACATTTGGTCTAGCAGAAGTTGGTCAGGTAAAAAAGGTGGTAATCCATTAATCGTAAGAGGTGGTTATAATTGTAGGCATCAATTCAGTTATGTTAATCCTGATTGGTACGAGGAAGATGGAGATGAAACAGAATCTTTAATTGAATCTAAACAAGATACAAAACCAGCACAATCTATATTTGGAGATACTTCATCAGAAGAAAAGAAATATCTACCATTAGCATTTGGAACAGTTGCTACAAACTTCACAAGAATGATTAATAAAGTTCCTAAATTACCACCAATACAAAAAGTTAAAAATGGTGCATATTTTAGACCATCAACTAATGAAATTGCTATGGATAGTTTAGATATGGAAAATTTAGCAACATTAAGAACTTTTACTCACGAATTTGGACATAAAATAGATCATAACATAGCAACTATATTAAGTGCTGATAGAAAATTAGCAGAAAAATTTATACCAAATGCAAACAAAAAAATATTAGGAACTAAATTAATTGATGATGTTTTAGACACATCTAAAAATTCTAAAGGGTTACAAATTAGTAATATTGCCCAACAAGAAATTATGTCAGATAGAAAATTATTAAAAGACAATCTTAAAATTGGATTGCCTAGTATCGAAAATGAAAAAAGATCAATTATTAACAAAATTACAGGAAAATCAATATCAGAAAAAATTTCTATACAAACAAAATTTGTAGAAGATACTATTAATGCAAAAAATTTTCCTTTAAATATTAATGAAGTAAAAGCATTATTATCAGATGTTGGAATTACTTATGACCCTACTGCATTAACTACTGTTAATTATGTATTGCAAATAAAATACAAAGTTATTGCATCACAATATGGTAAATTTAAAAAATACACATTAGCAAATGGTGTATCTGAAAATTTATCAACTAGACAATATTTTAATAATGGAAGTTTTTTAAGAAAATTTGCAGATTATGTTGGTGCAGTATCAGATAATACTATTGGTTATGGTCATACTCGAACATATTATAAAAGAGCATTTAGAACTAAAACATTTGCAAGAGGTTATGGAGATGTAACTTATCATCATTCTACAGAAGCATTTGCTCAATATACTGCATTATCAAATACTAAAAATAAAGAAGCATATATAAAATTAATGAATTATTTTGCACCTAATACTACAAAAACTTTTGATCAAATAATGGAAAGGAGTAAATTATTATAATGCAATTAGAAGAAATACTATCAATGTATATTGATAAATTCGGAGAAGAATATGACATAGATACTGTACTTTTATCAGATGAAGCAAAAGAACAATTATCTAATATGTTAAAAACATCAATACAAACTAATAAAATTATATCATTAAAGGAATTAAATGACTTTTTGGGTTATGACCCAAATGACCCAGAGATATTGATTTAACTACAAACAAGTGATAAAGGATACCAATTAACCAATAGGAGTCTTATGACGCAAGAAACAGAGGCAGTTCAGCCGAATAACGAACAAGTGGAAACAAAAGAAGAAGTAAAAGTAGATGCACCAAAGCAACAAACATTTACTCAAGAACAATTAGACAACATAATCAAAGCTAGACTTGAAGCAGAAAAATCTAAATACGAGAAAAAACTTCAAGAAGAAGAAAAGCAAAAAGCTGAAATCTTAAAACAAAAACAATTAGAAGAAGCTAAGACTAAACAAGACTTAGAAAAGATTATGCAAGAAAGATTATCTGAAAAAGACTCAGAATTACAAAGAGTTAAAGATCAGATTAAAAAAGAAAAAGTAGATAATTCAATACTATCTGTTGCATCTTCAAACAAAGCTATTAGCCCAGCACAAGTTGTTGCTTTACTAAAAAATGAAGTGAAGTACACAGATGATGGAAGAATAGAAGTAGTTGATAATAATTCTAATGTACGATATAACGCAAATGGAGAACTACTTACAATTGAAGATCGAGTTAAAGAGTTCTTAGATAGCAACCCACACTTCCGTCAAGGGTCTCTGTCTGGTTCAGGAAGCCAGAGTGCTATTGGTGGTAAAACTGTTAAACCTTTTAATCTACAGGACTTGGACTTAACAAAGCCAGAAGATCGTAAAGCCTATGCAGAATATAGGAAGAAACGAGATTCAGGTGCTGTTGAGATTAACTTAAAACAATAACCTTAATAGGATAATAAAATGGCAAACGAAAGCACAAGTTCTACTCTATCGGAACTATACACAGAGATAGTAGCAGAGGCTCAATTCGTAGCATCTGAAAAATCCATCATGAGAAACTTAGTTAAAAACTATGCTATCACGGGTGGTGGAAAAGCAGTTGAAGTTCCTGTTTATGCACAAGTATCAGCATCAGCAGTAGCAGAAGCAACTGACTTATCTAACACAGCAATCGACCCAACATCAGTTACTATTACTGCATCTGAAGTTGGTGTTATGACTACTCTAACTGATTTAGCAAGAAATTCAGCACCTAGAAATGTTGCTGGAGACATTGGTAAATTATTCGGAGAAGCACTAGCTAGAAAACAAGACGCAGACTTAATTGCATTGTTTGATGGTTTTAGTGTTACTTCAGGAGATGGTACTACTGCTATTTCTCCAGCTGTAATTTTTAATGCTCTATCTACTTTAAGAGCAAATTCATTACCAGCTAACGAATGTGCAGTTGTGTTACACCCTAAAATCGCTTACGATCTAAAATCTGGCTTAACTAATACTTTTGCTGGTTTAGATACTGAAACTTCAAACGAAGCTCTAAGAGCTGGTTTTGTTGGTACTCTTGCTGGTATGCCAATATTTGAAACTGCAAATATGGCTAACACAGGAACAGCTGGTGATTACAAAGGTGGTGCTATGCACAAAGACGCATTAGCAATCGCTATGATGCAAGATGTTAAAATCGAAACTCAAAGAGATGCTTCTCTAAGAGCAGATGAGATTGTAGCAACTTCAGTATATGGTGTTGGAGAAATCCATGATTCATATGGTGTTGAGTTACATTACGATTCATCAATCCAATAGTAGGATACTTTGTGAGGGTGGGCAACTG